ATTGTGGCACACGTGATTCATGGCTTGCCAATTCTTCATATCCCAGAACAGCTTCTGATTGCCTCGGTGCGGAATAACGTGGTCCACCACATCCGCAGGTAGCGGCTGGCCTGATGCCTTGCACCGCTCGCATTCACAGGTAGGATGCTCGGCTAAAAATGCTAACCTGGCCTTGTTCCACTTCGAACCGTAGCCTCGTTTGGCGGCGCTTTGCCGTCTGCTATCGTATGAAGTCTTGCGGTGCTTTTCGCAATACCTGTCACGGGTAAGCTCATGGCAGCCCGGATAACAGCACACGTGTAAACTCTTTTGCGGCATTACCTCACCTCCTTGAAGCGCCGTACCTGGAATGGTTCATGGCATGTTTGGCTGCAACGAAACACTTGCACGCGCCTGTCCCACCGATATGTATTACGTTAGCAGAGCATACACCTTTATGATTGTTTAAGCAGGACCTGCGACAGCATTGTACTTTCGTTTGATTCACCATGACTCTCCTTGATACGACGCCTCAATCATGTATCTAGATTACTAATTACCAAATAGCATTGCGCTTTGATAAATAAGAATAGACTACACCACATGTCGTTTCTCGCGCTCTTTTATACAAGAATTTTCTACATGTAGTATCTTCATCGCTCACAACCTATCCGATGAAATACTTTACAGCTTCTAAAATTAGATATATACTCGAGATGAATTTCGAATTCCATGATACCAAGTAAGACATGGATCACTTCATTTGCATCTTCATCTCTCAAGAAACAGCCCCGGGTCATAACGACTTGGGGCTGTTTCTTTGTTACGGCCCACACAAGCAAACGGCAAAGGCGACGCCTGCAATAGACGCCGCCTCGGCTGTAAATAAAACTACGTTGAAATTAGTAGTTGAGGGCTACCGCAGCAACCCTCATCGAACAGGTCTCCGCAGGGATGACTGCCCCATACTCGCACGGGGGCCCGTAGGCCTTTCCGTACTCTTCACACATACACTATATCATGTCAAGAGTGTATCATTTTAGTACCCCCCCCCCTAAATATTTTTGAAAATTTTTTAACGCTCGATGGTGCAGCCGATGCGTGCTCGGCCACGAAATCCCCATGCTAAACGCTATCGCCTCCCAGCGCTCATTAGAGATGTACCTTCGCGTTAATACTTCTCGCTGCTTTTCACTTTCAATCGCTGCAATAAGGCGCTTTGCCTTTTCCCTTTCGTCAATTAGCCTATCCCAGTCCTCGTTTGCCTTACGAATCAGCTCATCGAGTCTTACAATTTTCCCCGATATATCAATCGGGCTGCCGCCGGTAATCTTATCCCTGCTATAGTCCAACGCCTGTATGCTACAAATATCGTTCCGCAGTTGCGTTATCTCAAGCTCCTTTATTCGTAATCGAGTATCCAAACTTCGAACGTATTCCAAATACTCTTTAGCCGTCATTTCACGCCTCTTCCCAATGCTCGATAAGTTTAAACAGGAACTTAACAATGCCGGCATAAAGTAAAGCCCCCAGTGCCATCGCATAAAACAGGGTCATGTAAACGCCGGCTTCCTGGTTAATACATAAACCAAGAAAAATTAGAATTATCGTTGCAAAATCCACCAATAAAAACGTCCGAATTACAAATTCGATCACAATACCATTTTCTCTAATAAAATTCATAGCTCTCATCCTTTCACAAATATAATCCAGTGAGTCTTTCCTCGTTTATCCCCGAACAAGGGGTGTCGAATTGCTAACTCTAGTACCTGCTTCAAAGGTATCTGGTCTGTACTCCACTTAAATATCAGTACGCCGCCTTTCTTCAAAACTCGGAAACACTCGTAAAAGCCAACTCGTAAATCGCTTTCCCAAGTGTCTTTGTTTAATACCCCGTACTTCTTAGCTAACCAAGAGCTCTTCCCGACTCGAAGTAAATGGGGCGGGTCAAAGACAACCATGTCGTATGTCTCGTTGTAAAACGGAATCGCCCTAAAGTCTCCAACGATATCGGGTTTAACAGTAATCTTTCGTCCGTCGGATAATTCAACCTCTCCTTCTCGGATGTCCATATAAGTTACAAGAGGACTTTCTTTGTCATAATAAAACATACGGCTGCCGCAGCACACATCAAGAATTTTCATTGGCTTCCACTTCCTTGCTTAAAAGGGTCAGCATTTCATTGGATTTTGCATGAAGGACCCCTATCACTTCTTTTATCGCGCCTGCATTATCCGGCTCAATCTCACATCTTGCAATGGCAATGGCGGTAGCAGATATCTTTATGACTATCTCGGTAGCACAAAGCTCCGCTTCTTTTAATTGCAGTAATTTGTTTTCCATGTTTTTCTCTCCTTATCTTGTTATCCACAACACAAATTTTAGGGTTAATATTTCAACAGCAAGCCCAATCGTGGCGACTGCTACACCCAATATCGATAATTTTTCGTTAATGTACGCCCATAACGCGTTTGTTATGGCCAAGGCTACAATTATACTAACGGCTATGGTAAAACCACACAGAAGCCAAAATTCGATAAGATTTTTAGTATTCCTAATCATCAGCGTTTCCTTTCAGAACCATCAACATGTCAATGTACTGTTTGGCTTTCTGTAAATCTTTTAAAGGTGTGCCTTTCTTCGGATATCGGTACAAGTACTTCACAACAGCCCCGAGATAGTACGCCTCTTTACCCTCAGCCCCCTGTGTAAGCTCGCCTATAATTTCTTCGCACACCTTACCTCTCCAGGTATAGTGGTTCGGGCTCTTAATATCGTCGGCTTCAATTTGTCCGTTTATGGGGCTTCTTGATATGTTTGTCATTACGCATCACCCCCAGGGTTTTTAATTATGGAAACAATAACTACCGGTAATTCTTCACCCGCAATGTATACCCGAAGCACCCGATCGTCGTATACATCGATGCTTTTAGCTGACAGCGGCAAATATTCATATAAAAATTCTGACACTAAGATTTCCTGACCCTCTGTGCCATATATAAACTTTTTTGCTTTAATATTTCCCTCTACGATTTTTGTTTCACCAGTATCAAAAACACGTTCCGCTTTACCATTTGTAATTATTTTTCTCATACGTTGGCGTATGTTTTCATTTTTTCGGTCCGCTTTAAATGGATGCGGGCACCCCTTCGGAAGTCTTATGAGAACATACTTCTTGGCAGATACAAACCCTATATCGGGAATGTCTTGGCTATAGAATTTTTCTTCATCTATTTGCGCTATGTTCCATAATTCAAATATTCCCTGCACTAATTTCTTCTGAAGGTTATCCATGCTTTTGTTCTCCTTTCACTTTATCAATTCTTGCTTTTAGACTCTGTAATACGTACTCCTGTGCGTCGGCCTTTCGATTTAATGCTTCCATCATATCCTCATCTCGGGTACCGATACTGATGAGATGATGAATGATGACCTTCTCTCTTTGCCCTTGGCGGTGAAGTCTCTTATTAGCCTGTTGGTATAACTCAAGGCTCCAGTTCAGGCCGAACCATATAACGTGGTTGCCCCCGTCTTGAAGATTCAACCCGTATGCCGTACTTGCAGGATGCGCCAAGAGTACATCAATCTTTCCTTCGTTCCACTCTCGCTCTTCCGTGGCGCCTTTTAACTCCTTTACGATTAATTTCGACTTGTCCAGTGCCGCTTTCAACCGCTCAAGGTCATGCTTGAAGTTATAGAACACCAGTGCCGGCTTTCCGGATAGCTGTTCAATCAGTTCCTTAAACGCTTCAATCTTACAATCATGTATCTCATGTACGTTGCGAAGCTCATCGTATACTGCACCGTTTGCCAGCTGCTGTAATTTCGTTGATAGTGCTGCCGCCGATACGGCTGTAATTTCTTCGCCGCTTTCGACAAGCTCCAGTACCATCCGTGTTTCCATCTCGTCATAATCTCGTTGTGCCTTCGGCGATAATTGCACCGGTACGATATCTTCAATAACAGGCGGTAGCGTCAGGTAGTCTTCCGATTTCATAGACACACACAGATGAGATATGGCTCTAAGTACATCACCTTCTGCCGTATCTTTAGGCTTGTAACTGTAGATAACCGTCTGTGACCGCTGATCGGGTATAAAGTAGTGCTCCCTAAAGCTCGTGTATGTTCGCCCCAGGGACTGCCCTCGATCCAGCAAATAGATTTGCGCCCACAGGTCAATCAACCCTTTAGGTGTAGGCGTTCCCGTAAGAAGTACCATCCGTTTGATGTGATTATACATATGGGCTAACGACTTGAATCGTTTTGCCGCATGGTTTTTAAAGCTGCTGGACTCATCGGCCACTACCATATCAAACGGCCAGTCGTTCTTGTAGTAGTCGACCAGCCAGGTCACATTATCCCGATTGATGATGTAGATATCGGCCGGAGTGTTCAAGGCCTTTACTCTCTTACTAAGGCTCCCCAGGACCGTTGAAATCCGAAGGATTCCAACTCCGTCCCACTTCTGTGCTTCCCGTTGCCATGTCGCTTCGGCTACCTTCTTCGGGGCAATGATTAAAACCTTCTGCACGGCGAAGCGGTTATACTTTAGTTCGTATATTGCCTGTAAGGTGATGATGGTTTTCCCAAGACCCATATCCAGGAAGAGCCCTATCTTCGGCTGTTTTATGACCCTATCAATGCAATAGGCTTGATACGGATGCGGCTTAAACTCCATGTTTCATTGACCTCACATTGAGATATGCGTTCACGGCGTCCATGCCGTACAGGATATGTACGTTGCACTCCATCGCTTGCAGTCGGGCAATCTGTGTGGCCTGTGTTTTTGACAACTGCCCCTTTGCTGTTTTAAGCTCGATGAATTCGATACTGCCGTCAGGCCATATGACAATTCGGTCAGGTACTCCAATATTTCCCGGTGATACAAATTTATAAGCCCGACCGCCCAACTTTTTCACGCCTGCCACTAATTTTTTCTCGATGTCTCTTTCCAGCATTTTCCTATTGACACTCCTTTCCGTTTGTTGTATAATCGCGCGCATATTTTGCGCACACGCGCGCGCCCGTACACTTGCCCGTATTTAAGGGCGTAAAGGACGATATATATCCTTTAATTACTTACTTTTTATACCTTTTAAAATAAATGTTGACATTGTTTACAAGTCCTATAAATATAGATAAACACTAGTTCTATGCGGCAACATTAGGTGTCAACATTCTAAAAGTTTGTTGACATACCTCTGTCAACATTTTCCTGAGAATGTTGACAAAATCGGGTAGAATGTTGACGCTTTTCTAACATGTTGACGGTAGAATGTTGACACATCCCGATATAAATTAAACTGCCTTTTCCGCTTTTTCTTGATTGATTTTAAACCCACGCTGTTTTCCATACTCTCCAAATCTCATAACTTTACTTCCGCCTTCCGTATACGGCGAGTCCATCAGAATTTGATTTATCTCCCGGGTATCGACTTTCTTCATTCGTGCCGGGTCTTGGCCAAAGCATTCGTACCAGACTTCTACCGCACATATACGGTCTCTGTATTCGAGGTCTTCGTCGGGCGTGTGACTGCCCATGGTAAGGTACGTACGTCTGGCCGATCGGCTCATCGTATTCCAGTTTTTCGGTACTTTTTGTAATAAGAACTCATTGATAAGGCCTTGCTTAGAATTAGACTCCATATGGGCCTCTCGTGCTGTTTCTGCTATCTTTAAGGCCGCTTCATTGTCCTCGATAATGAGTGACTCACCATTCTTGTACCTTACGACGGCCTCCGCCCAGATTTGGTCTACTTCACCAGGAAGATTCACATATACGTTCTTCGTAGGCTTCTGCGCCTCGATGTCCACGGGCCAAAAGCGACGATTACCGGTAATATCCTTTAAAAACTCATACTGATTAGAACTTCCGAAAAATACGCAGCGTCTGGGGTACTCTTGTGTTCGCCTACCATACGCTTGCCTGAATACATCTACTTGCCGCGATAAGAATTGCTTTGATGCGTTCTCTTCGGCTCTTGTATACCCTGCCATTTCGCCTGCTTCGATAATCCATTTTCCTTGGATGTTCTCGGCCGCTTCTTTACCTTCAAAAGTTGATAAGCCGTCAGCGTACCACTTCTTACCCATCGTTCGAATTAATGTACTCTTACCGGCTCCCTGACGGCCGATTAATATCGGCATGGTGTCATACTTGCACCCGGGCTCAAACGCCCGTGCTACAGCTGCTGTGAGGGATTTACGGGCTACGGCGCGGGTGTAGACATTGTCCTCTGCCCCAAGGTAGTCGATAAATAGCTTATCGAGTCGTTCTATGCCATCCCATTTAAGGCTGTTCAAGTAATCCAGAACTTCATTAAACCCATTTTGTTCGGCGCACATGATCATCGCATCTTGGACTTTATCACGGCCTGTAACTTCGTATTTATTCTCTAAATACCAACGTAATCCTGCATCGTCAGCATCTGTCCAAAGCCTAGTTCCGGGTGTCATATTCCACGGCAGCGCCCCTTTGGCCACGTACCTTGACGCGAATCGGTCGTAAGCGACACGGCCTGAAAGGGCTTGGTCATGCACGAGTATCTTTAGCATGTTGTCAAGCGTCGGTTTGACCCGTCCGTTGTCGTCATACCGTAATGTCGAGGTCTTCATCCATTCGACATCTGTTAAGGCGTTCGGGTTTAGGTCCGTAATCTCTTGCTTGCCCTTTTCTTCCTTCTGTATGAGGTCGGCAAAGACGTTCTGCGCCGACTCCTGGGCTCTAGCGGCATTAAGCTCGGCTACAACCGCATTATCTTGCATCACAAGCTTACTCATAGCCGTATAAGACGGCAGCTTATGAACGGGCGTGCCGTCTTTGGCTGTCTCGTCCAAGTCGTGGAACTTGTGAAGCCGCACCAAGTCGAAGGCGTTCACGAGCTGACCGCCCCCCGGGTCGGTGTTGTGGTGGCTATATAAGAACTGGCCATCGTCGTAGATAACCGCCCCCGCTACCGTAGAGCCTGTAGCAAAGGTCAGACGGTCCGCGGAGCCTTCAACAGCCGTATACGCATGCGGTAGATACTCGTCGAGAGCCTCACGGATGTTGTAGACCCGGCAGAAGGCTCCGACGATACCGTGCTTCGTCTTCGGGTCCCCCTGCTTAGCTAAGAGCTGCCGTTCACGCTGTGACGCCTCGTGTCCCGGCACTTGCGGCCAGGACCGTACATCGTGCCAATCATCGTATAGCCCCAGCATGCCGTCTGCTGAAAGGAAGCGTTTATCGCCGTAGTGGAAGACGTACTGCGCGTCTTTCGGGCAACTCGGCCAATACATAAGCCTGGATGCCTCAAACGTCGTGCCATCACACATGCCGATGCCTATGAGAGACGCCAGTTTACGGGCTATCGGTTCATATTCGTCAACGGTCATCGTTCGATCCGTCGGTACAACTACCCGTAGCCTCGGACGGTGCTCCGTATGGGACCTCGTTGAGTAGATAGCGTATGCCATGCCGAGACTATCAACCGTACGCACGACATGGTCCGTGTCACCCGGGCTAATCGAGTCCAGATCAAGCGTAATGAGGTCACGACCAGTCACGTTGATAGCCTTACGCTGAAGACCGCTGAGAGTGCCGCCGACGAAGCCGCCGATGTCCTTGAGCTTGCCCTTGTCGGCCTTCTTCATCTTGTGATACTCTTCGACGGTCTCCTCGGTCCGTACAGGGGTCTTGAGGCGGTCGCACAGTTCGGACCAGAGCATCGTTGTCTGTGTCCACTGCATAGACCACCGACTCGCACCTATGCTGATTGATATTTTTTTGTCGTTATTCATCACTATCAATCCTTCATGTAGTAATCATTGGTGAATCCTGCGGCTGTGAGCGCTAATCCTTCCGCCCACGGGATAGGAAGCGCAAACGTCTTCTCGACAATATCCAGATACTCGTCTGCCTCGTCCTTCGGTACTTCTATCACCGCTTCGTCGTGGATGTGCATAATAGCCGGTAGACCGTTGCCTGATAACCGCATCAGTGTAAGAGCTAAGCAGTCACGAGCGACGGCCTGTGTGATGTTTTCAACGAGTTTCCCTCCGTAAGTTGACTCCGTTACCCAGGCGTTATTGAGCTGAGTCTTGAAGTGTACCGCTTCCTTATCGAAGTTATTCAACTTGATGTGCGGATCAGGATAGAAGAGCTTACGCCCAGACGGCAGCTCAATCGTCATATACCGATATCCGTAGAACGGGTCGACTTCCAGGCGAAACGTAATGCCGTGGTCAAGAGTCATCGGATTACCGGTCGTAACCGTGTACACGGCGGCCTTTTCAACCGTGTACCAGAACTTTACGATGTTAGGAGATGCTTGCCGCCAGAGCCCCACGATATTCGGCAGCTCTTCTTCCGTAAGGCCCATATCAAGAGCCCCCATGGCCTTCAAAGCGTTGACCCCGCCTTGATAGCCCAGGGCGAGTTCTGCTACTTTTCCTTTCTGCCTTAAGTGCCCGTTCACGCCGTGCTTCACAACGGGGACCCCGAACATCGAAGAAGCGGATGCACAATAGATGTCGCCACCTTCAGCGAAGACCTTCTGCCGCCACGTCTCGCCGGATAACCAAGCAATAACGCGAGCTTCAATAGCTGAGAAGTCGGCTACGCATAACGTATATCCTTCCTTAGCGATAATGGCCGTTCTGATGAGCTGTGAGAGCGTATCAGATACATCTCCGAATAAGAGCCCCAGGCCTACTCGATTGGAAGCTTTGACGAGGCTACGGGCGGTGTCGAGGTTCGTAATGTAGTTCCTCGGCAGGTTCTGTACTTGTAAGAGCCGACCCGCCCATCGACCGGTTCGGTTCGCCCCGTAGAACTGGAGCGTACCTCGTAGACGGCCGTCTTGACCTGTGGCGCTTGCCATCATCTCGTACTTCGATACGGACGACTTGGCAAGTTTCTTACGGATGGTGAGGACCTTCTTCGCCAGGTCGTCGGCGTCTGTCATGGCTGCGGCCACTGAGTCCTTCGTAAGCTTCTCAAGCTCAAGGTTCGTGTTGGAGTTGAGCCAATCGAGCAGTTGGTTACGACTGTTCGGATTGCTGAGCCCCGTCAGCTCATAGGCCTCTTCTAGGAGCGCCTTCTTGTTCTCTTCGTCGATTGTAAGGGCTCCGTCTACCAGCTGCCGGTCAATGCCAACACCCGTAGCGTTCATACGAATGTCTACTTGCCACTGCTTTTCGACTTCTTCAGGGACAGGGAACGCGGACAGTCTTCTGTAGCACTCCATCTCAGTGACGACGTCTTGCTTGTTGTAGGCGATATACGCCGCCCACTTGTCAGGATCATGCTTCGGCAGGTTTCTCGTGCGGCCGCCGTTCTTCTTCGTCGGCTTACAAGGCACCGAGAAGTACCGTATAAGTGCTGCCCCTGCTTTATCCTTCATCTTGTCTTGAGTAAGCCCCAGGGCCTTGCCGAGTTTTGCTAGACCCATCGGGTACCCGAGATATGCCCCGTGAATCATCGTGCATCTCCACTGTTCGACGAAGGTCTGATACCCGGCACGATTTAAGCAAGTAATTTCAAACTGCGCGTTATATGCATGCTTTATGACTTCGTCTCTTTTAAGGTCGAGTACTACATCATCGGGTATTGTCTCGCCTGACGCCAGGTCTACAACGTGAACCTCCCCGAAGGCGTAGGCATAAGAGAACAGTAATATCTCGAATTCTTCGGATTCGGAATATTTGTAAACGCCGAACGAGATGTCGTTCGGCGAATACGTTTCTATGTCAATGTTGAGGTGCCGCATTTGGGCCTACATCGGCTGACCGGTAATCGGGTTAACCTGCGGAGCCGCATCTACGCCGCCGTATACGTTTGCCGCGCTCCCTTGCGGTGCTCCGAATACTGAAGCTGCAGAAGCGGGGGCTCCTCCGAGGGCTTCACCGTCGCGGACTTTTTGAACAGGCCCTAAGCTGCACGCAATGCCTTGAGATTGGTTATCGTAGTAATAGAACGTTACAAGAACATTGGCGTACATACCAGAGTAAACTTGCGCATGATCGGTAATCGGTGCACCCGTCATATCAACGACTTCAACCTTATACTTGGGGTCTTGCCATGCGGTAAAGACCCAATGACCTTTCGCTTCAGGGCCGAACTCTTTGCCGTTTTGCGTATACCCGTCGCCGTCCCATACGGGGGTTTTCGGCTTAGCCGGTACGCTCTTCGCGCCGTACTTCTGACGGCCTTCTTCAACAGCGGCGGCAATGGCTGCGTCAATTGCTTGTTTTTGCGCTACGTCACTCTTCGGCAGGAGAATCGTAGTCGAGTACTTCGGCTTTGTCTGGTTCGGAGCCGTGTGCGGCTCCATGATATGAACGTAAGACAGACGAACATTCTTGAGTAATACTTCGGTTGCTTTCGGTGTAAACATAGTTAATACCTCCATGAATTAAGAATTAAATACGTCAGCCGCTGTCGGCTGGTTAGTGATTTTGGGTCTTTTATCAGATTCTTCGACAAGGGTCGGCTTACCGGGGTTCTTCACGACGAGATTCCCAACAATCTCTCCGAAGGCCTTCTTACCAACGGCCTTTTCCATTTGAGCCAGTGTCAAAACTCGGCGTTCGTAGAGAACACTCTCATCGATTCCGTTCTTGATGAGAATATCGACCGCCTCGTCTGTATCGGTAAATGCCCTACTACCGCGACCTTCAACAGCCTTCCAACCCGGTACATCTGCACCGGCTAGAGATTCAGACAGCGCATACTCCTTCATATCTTCGAGCCAGGCAGCCATATCACGACCACGCTTTAGATATTCACCAAGTTCCTCAAGCGTAATAAGCCTCGGATCGTGCCGTGCTGACAGCTCAGGATATAATGAGTCATTCGACTCGTACCGCGTCTTGCACTGCTGCTTGGCTCTACAGAAGCGGCACCAATCACCTGCTTCAAACGTTCCGTTGCCCGATATGGCCGCTTCGGCCTTCGGCTTAACGACCGTTTCACCCCATTCGATAAGTTCGTCGGCCGACATCGTGAACTCCGATATGTTGTTAACTCGAGGCTGTACGATAACCATATGGACCGATTTGAAGCGGTACAATAATGACAACTCGTCCATAGCTCCTAGAGCGTAGAGCATCATCTGCGGATTATGATCTGCATCGACCACAACACCCTTACCGTGCTTATAATCGATGACGTGCAGCGTATCGCCGGCTAATATTAAGCAGTCGGCTGTTCCAAAGCCCTCGGGGACGTAGCGACTAAAGTCGACCCTTTTCTCGATAAGTACAGCAGGGGCTATTTCGCACGCCAGCATAATTCCTTTAACGTACTCGAGATAGGCTTCTGACGTTCCTTCCATCTCGTTCTGCCACAGCTCGGACTTCATTATCTTGTTGTGCGCTCTTGTATACGTTCCCTTAGTCATTACGGTCGTATACTTCTTGAGCTTCAGTTCGCAGAGCTCATGCGCAAGCGTGCCCTCTTGCGCATAAACCGATGTAGTATCGGGGAATTCTTTTTCAAGAAGCGGGCTACCGGTGCAGTGCAGCCACCGGTGCGCGCTACTTGCGGATAATACTGCGTGTTGAGTCGGCATTAGATTTGCGCCCCCAATGCCCGTAAGTCAGCTGCAAATACGCCGTATTGGTCTTTCGGAAGGTCGACCAGGCTTACAACTTTGTACTTAGCAAGAAGGGCTTGAAGTTCTGCAAGTTTTGTATTGATGAAGGGCTGCATCGCTACTTGCAGCTCTTCTAATTTATATTCTTTGACGGCGGCAACGGGTACGGCCGCCATCGGATCTTCCGCAGGTTTAGCTTCTTCCTTTGCCGGTTCTTCGGGCTGTACGTCCTGAGTCGTCCAGTTCTTCGGCATTTCTACGGCCGATTCAGGTACCGGCGTAAAGACTTCCTTTGCTTCCTTCCCATTAGTGCTGCTTAACGCGTTTACGAGAGCCTTCATTTCAAACATTACTGATTTCGCGTTTCCTTCAAAGGTGATTTTTAACATAGTTTCATATGCCTCCTATTTTTCAGCTTCAAGTTTCTTAACTAATTGGTCGCGAGCATAAAGCAAGTCTTTAAACTCAACCGACTGATCCGCAAGGATGGTATATACGTCTTCTATGCTGTTCTTGTTAATCCAGTCGCACATAGCTTTTTCGGCTTTACCGACCTCTTTAATAAGTTTATTACGAGCTACTATATGCTCGATGTTCACGAAGTCGACAACTTGACGAGTTACGTTCTCCTCGCTCATGCCCGCGTTAAGCGCTAAGTTAATACCCCCGTCTGACTTCTTAACAATACGGCCGACGGCTAAGCCCCGGCACGTGTCTACGACTACATATTGCCCGATGCTAACGTCATCTAACGGCCCGAGGTCGTCTTCATAGAACTTGAACCAGTATATTCTTCCTATACTGAACCTCGTAATGTCCGTATAATCCATGTCGTTAAAGTTATGTGTCACACCTACGTATTTCATGTACATTCTCCTTTGTGTTATAATATTTGTATCCTCTTATATTTCTTTGCTTTGGTCGCTTCCTAATGCTGCAGGGAGCGGCCATTTTTCTATGCATTCATCGGGGATACAATAATCTTTATTAGGGCAGTTCTCGCAATTCATCTCATTACACCTTTACATCACAGCGAGAACTACTATAAACAAATGGGCTATTATTGCGCCAAAGATAACTTCTATGGCATCTTTATAAGTGAACCGGATGCTTTCGGGATTTTTTACCGGCCTGTTTCTGATTTCGTAGTACCGCCTGTTAACCCAATCAGGCGGCTTTTGTAGGGTTATCGCTTTCAACGCTTACCTCCTTTTTGAATTATGTCGAGCGCTATCCATAACGCCCAGGCAATTACAATTGCGCACGTAATAGTTACCAGTGTATTTACCATTTCAGTTTCCTCCCTATTCTCCGGTGCTCCCGAATCCGCCTTCACCACGATCGGTTTGACTTAATTTATCCGCTTCTTCAAACTCTACCGGGATGTTCCTTTCAATAAGGCCCTGCATGAATCGCTCCCCGGCTCGTATCCATTTCGTTGAATCTCTTCCTGTTGCCGCCTTGAAGATTCCTCTTACTTCTCCTCGATAGCTGCTATCGATAATCCCGACGCAGTTGGCAAGGAATATTTTCTTTTTCGCTCCATAGCTACTTCGCATGAAAAGCTTCATGTGGTAGCCTTCAGGAATTTCAAAGGCAAGTCCTGTCCTTACAAGTGTTGCCGGGCCTTTATGCATAGACCTGATCTCCGTGTCTTCCAGTGCGTAGAAGTCGAAGCAGGCGTTCCCTTGTGTAATAAGGGGTAAGCGGGCCTGGTCGTGAGTCTTTTTTATTTTTATTTTTAAAGGTTCCACGTCTTCTCCTTTAACGGAATCGTTCGCCTTGTCTCATTTCAGCTTTCTTCCGCAGCCACTCGTTGAGAGCCTCTACGTGAATGAGCCTTTTTCCTCCGCGCTGCCCGATTATGAAACTCGGGAAATCAACATCATTTGCTGCCCACCTACTCATTTGTTCGTAGGATACCGAAGCAGCTTTAGCAGCCTCTTCAACTGTCATGCACAACTTCATTGGCACTCAGCTCCTTTTTAATATCTGATAGCTAATTTCAAATGTGGTTTTGTGATTCGTTATGGGGTACACTATTGGGTATAAGGAGGTGATCAAGTTGAAAAAAACACCTGCATTGTCGTTTTATGAGTGGTTAGTTTTGTTCAGGGGCGTTGATAGGCCCATTGGCGATTTAGCACAAGATGCGCTACGAGACCCGGATTTTCCTAAACATAAAAACTTTGAAGAAATCCGTGACCATCTTCAAGCTAAACACGCATCACAAGAGGCGCTGAAAACCCTCGACGACTCCTATGTGTACTACAAACTTGATGAGCTGTTGTAGAGATTTCTAGTCATCAGATTCAGAGAAAGTGTGCACTCTACGTCGTACGCTTTCTCTATTCTTTTGAGCATTTCAACGGCTTTATTAATGGCCTTTTCATTATCTGTGTTTACAGTTACGTTGATTTTCATGTTTTAATCTCCTCTCTTTAATTCGCTAATCAGTAATAACACCGCTGTGGCGATGACAATCGCACACGTTAGATTCACCAGGATGATCATTGACGTCGCCCCTTTCTACCCTTTCAACTACATATTCGATTTCATCCGTCCCATATAAGATATTGAGTGCGACTTCTAGCGGCCGTTCAGGACGAAAGTTGATAAATCGTGCGGTCGGTATTTTCTTTTTCGTTTTAATCACCTTCTTTTTTAGTGATAAAATCACCTCAAAGAAAGGAGGTGATTTTATTGGCTAATGTTTACCACTTTCGAGACTTGTCTCAGGAGATGCAGGCTGCCTTGATTAAATACATCAAATCGCACTTCACGGTTCGCCCCAGCATAAACCCTTACGTATCTGCGTATGGTCTTAAGCAGCGATTTACTCGTCTTGCGCAATCCCCTGAGCACGTTACATCCCAGTGTTTCGCCGAAGCTATGGAGCTTTGCGGTTTTCGGGCTAAACTCATCGGCGACAAGATAACCCCCAACTCTAACTGGCGTTTCAACGTTTACGTTCTAAAAAAGCCTCGAGACTTGAAGTAATCTCATCTCTGGAAAAAGAATCGTTCGGTAAAGGCACGCAGAACGATTCTTTTTTCATGCACAAAGCAATGGCGCCTTCATGATTGCAGACCGCCATACACCCCGAACGAATAGAATCGCAATCCTCGGGAGCATAGACGTTTTTGAACCATGCGTTACGCAAGGTTTCTACCAGCTTTGTCTTACCTAACCCGGGGCCGTAAAAACTGATATGGCTTTTTCCTAAGTTCCGGGCTAATACGTCAATCTGGTCATCTGTTAACATCGAGCGAAGATAATCAATAAAATTAGTTTTTTCCATCCTTTTTATCTCCTTTCATTTTGTAAATCACTACGGTTTCACGGTATAATGCCCGTATGGGAGGTGGTTATGGTGGTAAGGGTTTACCACTTTAGGGATTTATCCCCTGAGATGCAGCGTGCCTTGATTAAATACATCAAGTCGCACTTTACGATTCGCTCCAGTATTAACCCTTACGTATCTGCGTACGGGCTTATGCAGCCGTTTATTCACGCAGTGCGCTCTGAGGAGCGCATCACTTCCCGGTGTTTTACCGAAGCCATGGAGCTCTGCGGCTTTCGGTCCAGGCCCATTGAAAATACAATCCACTCCGAGCCTAACTGGAGATTTAACGTTTATGTCTTACAAACCCCTCGAGACTTGTAAGGCCCCCCGGTTGTTAAAAAAAACCGGAAAGCTCCTTATTTAAATTGGTTTACTGTTGCCCCGTAAGGGGACGGAAACTTGCCGGGCCTTTATGCATAGACCTGCTCTCTGTGTCCGATTTAATCACCGTTACCCCGTAAGGGGACGGAAACGGAAACACTATTTAAAGTTGTGTCGAGCCAGTTTCAGTAGCTCTTCACGAATACCTCTATCAGCCAAGGAGTACAACAAGCTTAAGCGTTCCTGCTCGTCATCAATATCGCTAAGGTACTTCCTGGTTGTTTCTGCTATTCGCTCTCTAATCTCGATGTAAAGATGTAACAGTTTCAAGTGTTTCCTACTGTTAAACGGAGCTTCGTCCATACGAAGCTCTTTTTCTTTTTCTTCCATTTTCTTTTCTCCTTTTCTTATATTTTGTTTATCATGTTAAACTTATTCTGTAAAAAAAATAGAACATAGTCTTTCGTCAAGCGCATCAGCTATTTTAGTTAAAGTGTTGGTTCTAACAACCTTTATTGAACCATTTTCTATTCCAACAATAATTGTTCTAGCTACGTGTGCTTGATGAGCTAATTCGGCCTGGGTTAGACCGGCCGCTTCTCTTACCTCTTTTAACCGATTAGGTATTCCCATCTACTCACCTCCTCTGATTGTCACAAGTTTAACATGATAAACTATGATTGTCAACAATGTTAAACATAAATCTTGTAAATTTGTTTATCATGCTGTACAATCTGATTAATAGAAAGCGAGGTATCTAATGGAGAATATAGGAGATTTAATTAGAGAATATCGCCAAAGCCATGGGCTGAGTATGGAAGAGTTTGGGAAACGAGTTGGATTGAGCAAGGCATATATATCACTAATAGAACGCGGCAAAAACACTCGTTCAAACAAACCCATCGTGCCTTCTATTGATACCATGAAGGCTATTGCCGATGGGCTTGAAATGGATTTAGATGTTCTTTTAAGATCCATTGACCCTTCCCAGAAAATTAAAATCAACAATACTCACCCCAAAGGAGTCCAAATCCCCGTACTTGGCAGAGTCGTAGCGGGAGTGCCCTTAGAAGCCGTCGAGGAGATTCTAGATTACGAAGAGATCACACCGGAGCTTGCGGCAACGGGGGAGTTTTTTGCCTTACAGATTCGCGGCCGATCTATGGAGCCACGGATGCTTGAGGGCGATGTAGTGATAGTTAGGCGTCAAAGTGACGTGGACTCCGGAGATATCGCAATTGTCCTAGTAAACGGCGATGAGGCTACCGTTAAACGAGTCAGTAAGTCCGATAGAGGTATTACCCTTATCGCTACCAACCCAAACGTATACGAGCCACACTTTTACTCCAGTGAAGAAATAAACGACCTTCCCGTTCAGATCCTAGGGAAAGTCGTTGAGTTGAGGGGGAAACTTTAAATATCGGAGGCCAAATGTGCACCGGTTTTTCCGAACATTAGTATGAAAGAGCTTGTATTGAGCACTTTTATAAAACAAAGTGAAATAGATTAAATATAAAAGGAGATAATCATATGTTTAAAAAAACTTTATTGGCCACTCTTGCTATGTCTCTAGTATTACCCTTAAACTCTATGGCGTATTACACCGTTATAAAAAACGCAACCCCCCAGCAAATTCGCGATGCGATTGTTCAGACGGCAGCCCAGAGCGGGCAGCCATTCACTATTGAGTCCTCGACAGACTATGGCATAACTATTGTAACTAACAGCACTTTCGGCGCGGGGCTGTTCGGCGAAATACCCATCGCGGTCGAAGACAAGCATGCCTTCACATTCACTGACGCTCCTAATGGAGTAGGTGTAAACTGCAGTATCATAGAAACTCGCTCGGCAGCTACCGGAGCAAATTTTACGCAACCACTGCCGCCGATAGTTGAGGTTCAAGACCTAGCATCGATAAAAGAGAAATTTGACGGCCTATACTGGTTTGGATTTGACCTCGCTACGAAAAAAGAAAAAGGAGGATACGCGCTCACTGAAGTAACCCCTGGAATGCCGATGGCGCAGGCGGGGTTAGAAGTTGGTGATATTATTCTCAAAATCAACGGGAAAAAAATTCCGAAAAACAAAGCCACAGGGCAGATTGACACTATCATTCTTGGGCAGAACAGACTTGCTCAACAGGTGTGGAACTTTGAGGTCTTAAAAAAGAACGGGCAAAAGCAGACATACTCAGTATCCTCTCAGTTCTATACGCCCGAAGAAATGAAGAAAATCAGAGATTCACTGTATCAATAACTCACATACAAAGTGCCTTGCTGCCACTCTCATAAAAGTCGGGAATGTCGTTGTTTTAACCCATGAATAGCTATTGCATTTAATACTTCCATAGTGTATATTGATGATAGTGAACTATCCCCTTCGCATTGCGCGGCTGGGATACTGAGGACTTCGCCATCATCAGATGGAGGGGTCCTCTTTTAGTATTACAGTGAACTTATAGACGATGAATTGCACTTTTATAGAGCGCTGAGTAAAACACCTTTACCCAATAAAGGTATGCTTAAAATACCCTTATTTTTTAGAAATTTTTAAAGGTATTTCATTGATGCCTTTACGGAGTCTTTATTACTGAATAGTGTAGACGCTACTTCACCAATATTAAACTTGCAAAAATTAATTTTCTTTAAGGAGTCGATACGATGGAAGCTAGCTTTAATGAAAACCCCAATTGTGAATTTGTTGTGGACTATATTACAAATCGTAAATATTGGTTTGTTCGGACAAACGGTGGCGAATATTACGATGAATATTTACGTAAAGGCTTCATCGCTGTTGGCTTTAATTGGATTATCGACGCCTCTTTGATTAAACAAGCAGAAAAAGATAATGCATCTAAAAGAGCACTGTATGAAAAGATAAAAGCTGAAGCAGCTGAAGATGATGGAAAACAAATAAAACCCGGGCTTGTTGTAAACCAAATAAAGCGCTTCTTGCTGGAAATGAACCCGGGAGATATTGTTCTAATTCCTAGTGAAAATTCTCAGTATATCGCTTTTGGAGAAATTACAAGCGATACGTATATTATTAATGAGTCCGAATTACAGGAAAATTGCTGCCCCTTTATCAAACGTAGGAGAGTAAAATGGGGTAAAAAGCTAAGCCGAGACTCACTAGACCCTTACTTATTCAAGGCTATATATTCACATCATGTAATCACGGATGTATCAGATTCATCCAGCTTTATAAACCGCTCGTTGTCTGGTATGTACGTGTCAGGTGACAAGGCACATATTACATTTCGCGTTAGCACGCAAGAAGCGGTACGGCTTTCTGATATTCAACCGTTACTTTATGGTTTTGAAGAGGTCGCTATTGCCGCGCACTTTCCCGCCAACATAATCTCAGAAATCGAAGCCACTGAGCTAAAAATAAACGTTCAATCCCCCGGCCCAATAGAATACATAGTTACAACGGTAGGGCTTATTGGATTTTTAGCAATCACAATAGCAATTAATATGTTTCGTGCAACGTCTGCAGCAAAGAAAAACGGCGGAACGCTCAGCCTTAAAATTCTTTGGCTCTCTTATAAGTGTAAAATTAACAAACCCAATAATTCATCCCATGATATATCAACAGAGGATTTAGATAAGTTAATCGAAAAAATCGCTAACAATCCAGAAGCACTGAGCAAATTGGATAAAATGGCTAACGCCATCAATAAGTTGGATGCAAAGCTCCCAAATGAAAAAGAAGACCAGTAACCTAGTCTTCTTTTTCAAAGTCGATTCGTATTCGCAAGTATTTGATTTGTAAAAATATTGCAATCGCTATAGCCAGTGGCCCATTAATAAAAAAGCCATTCACGTATATATTTACGCTATCAATATATATGGACGGTAATAATAATAGTATTGTGATTACACAAATTGACAAAATATTAGATGCCAATTCCAACTGTTTAAAACAGTTCATATGAATCACCCCTACTCTGCATTAACCTATATTACGGATTTCAGTAATTCAATTATAAGTGTTTTATATCCTTTAGTGCAAGAATTTTTTTTCACTTCTAAAAAAAGCCCGCACTCTGCTACTAACAGAACACGGGCGCGCCGCCGTACCATCAATACCACGGCTAACATTACTCTACCTACGAAGGCTGATTACGATATAAGTATATCATAATCAGCCTCTTTTATAGCAGAAAGGAGCTGTATTTTTTATGTCTAAAATCAAAAAACGTCCTGACGGACGCTATGTAATGACATTTACCACTAACGGCAAGCGTAGATATTTCTACGGGCGTACCCGATCGGAAGCACAGGCCAAGTATGACGAATTTATAAAAAAGTCCGAAAACCTGGCTAACTTTGATGGGAATATTACTATAGCCGAATGGGCGAAAGAGTGGTTGAGAATCAAAGAACCTTCTATAACACCCAGCACCCTCGATAGCTACCGAAATGTTATTCGTCATTATATTGTTCCCGAAATTGGGACCATTAAACTTGTTGACTTAACAGCTCCGACAATTCGCCGACTGCTTACCATAAAGATGGAGACCCTCTCCAGTCGTACCGTTCGATATATCCATACGCTCTTAAACGCTATGTTAAAACAGGCTGTCTTGGATGAAATTATCGCTACTAATGCAGCCGCTAAGGTCCGCAAGCCTAAACTACACAGGACAAAAGAAATGGTGACGCTAACGGCTGATGAGGTCAAATTATTTTTGTCTAAGATCCCAATCCCTGAGCACCATATGCTGTTCAAATTGGCTTTCGCCTCCGGACTTCGTCGGTCAGAACTTTTAGGGCTGCCGTGGTCGAATGTAGACCTTGATAAGAAAACTATCACGATCACACAGACCGTCATAAAGATAGATAATGAGGCGGTTATATCAGAAACGACCAAAAACGCCTCTTCCAGACGTTCTATAACGCTTGACGACGAAACTATCGCCGAGCTCAAAAAACACGCGCAGAGAGTAAAAGCAACGCGATTGGCATCACCTAATTGGGTTCACAACGATTTAGTTTTTCCCGGCAAAGACGGAAAACCTATATTCCCTGACTCAGTCTCCCAACTTTGTAAGAGATACGCTGCCCAAATTGGAAAGCCTTCCTTTTCTATGCACGGGACCAGACATACCCACGCCACTCTTCTTATTGAGGCTGGAGTGAATTTTAAAGTAATTCAAGTACGCCTTGGGCATTCATCATTTACAGAAACAATGAATACCTATTCACACCTGACCCCTACTATGGAATACGATGCCGTAGAGAAGATAGAACAAATTTTATCGTAA